GAGCGTTTCCAGGGACTGTCGCGAGTCATCGAAGCTAAGGATGACCAGGGCGCTTCTATCTACGTCAAGGACGCCGTCAACAACGGATCTCAGTACGTCTGGTTCGCTAACGACGAAGATCCTGAAGACTTCCCGTCTGCTAACGCAGTCGCTATCGTCAGCGCTACCAGCACTGAGCCGGCCACTTACTACTTCGTAGGCGGCAAGGATGGTCTCGAAGAAGACTTCGTCGAAGAAGCAGTTCTCTACGATGCCTATGACCAGTTCATGAACGCTAACGAAGCCGACATCAGCCTAATCCTTCAGGGTAAAGCTCGCGGCGGAGATCGTGGTCAGCAGCTCGGTAACTACATCATCGACAATATCTGTGAACACCGTAAGGACTGTGTGGCATTCCTGTCTCCGAACTTCGATTCGGTCATTAACAACCTGTATCAGGAAGTCGACGACGTCATCGCATTCCGTAATGCAATCACCAGCACTTCTTATGCAGTGATCGATTCCGGTTACAAGTACATGTACGATCGCTACAACGACGTGTATCGTTGGGTGCCGCTGAACGGCGACATCGCTGGCCTCTGCGCCCGCACCGACGACACGAACGATCCTTGGTGGTCTCCGGCTGGTTACAACCGCGGTATCATCAAGAACGTGGTCAAGCTAGCTTACAATCCGTCGGAAGCAGAGCGCGACAGCCTCTACAAGAGCGACGTCAACCCGGTCATTAACGTGGTCGGAGCCGGCACGCTCCTGTTTGGCGATAAGACTGCCCTCGGTAAGCCGTCGGCCTTCGATCGTATTAACGTTCGTCGCCTCTTCATCGTCCTCGAGAAGGCCATCTCTCTGGCTGCTAAGTACACTCTGTTCGAATTCAACGACGAGTTTACTCGCACTCAGTTCCGTAACCTCATCGAGCCGTACCTCAGAGACGTACAGGGTCGCCGCGGTATCTACGACTTCAGAGTCGTTTGCGACGAGACCAACAACACTCCGGAAGTCATCGACTCTAACAGGTTCATCGGTGACATCTACATCAAGCCGGCTAGGTCGATCAACTTCATCCAGCTGAACTTCATCGCCGTAAGAACTGGCGTGGCGTTCAATGAGATCATCGGTCTCAGGCAGTAAATAGATATAGCAGGAGACAACCAAAATGGCTTTCAACATTAACGACTTCAGAGCTCGTCTAAAGTACGACGGCGCTAGGAACAACCTCTTCGAGGTCCAGATCTCTAGTCCCGTCGACGGATCGTTCGGAGCAAGGAGCAGCTTCTTCGTGAGGTCTGCTCAGCTTCCGGCTTCACAGATCGGCTTCATCAACGTACCCTACTTCGGTCGCTTCATCAAGGTCCCTGGCGACCGCGTGTTCCCGGACTGGTCAGTCACAGTCATCAACGACGAAGACTTCGCCCTCCGCAACTCGCTTGAGAAGTGGTCGAACGCGATCAGCAACCTCAAGGCTAACTTGAGGAGCATTCAGACTTATACCGCAGACGCGATCGTCACTCAGTACGCAAAGACTGGTGCGCCGATCCGAGCCTATAAGTTCCACAATATCTTCCCGACGGCCATTGGCGAGATTCCTCTCGACTGGTCGTCGACTGATGCTATCGAAGAATTCTCGGTCACTTTCCAGTACGACTACTGGACCGTCGATACTACCCGCTCGCCAGGTGTAGCTTTCGACGAGACCGTCTCTTCTTCTCTACAGCGCTAATTGAAGTGAACAAGGGGAGGGCTTCGGTCCTCCCCGCAATATACTGGAGATAACATGGCTGAGTTCTTTGGATTTGAAATCCGAAAGAAAGCTATAGACGCAAACACTACCCCGACTATCATCGCCAAAGAGTCTGACGACGGCGCTGTAGTCATTCAGGGTGGCGGCGCTTATGGTACTTACGTAGACTTAGACGGCGCAGTCCGTACTGAGGCCGAGCTCGTGACTAAGTATAGAGTCATGGCGGAATTCCCAGAAGTAGACTCGGCTATCGACGACATCGTCAACGAAGCCATCGTCTATGATCCAGACGAACCAATCGTAAGCATCAATTTAGACTCACTAGAACAACCGGACAGAGTAAAGAAACTCATTCGCGCCGAGTTCGAATACATCGTCGACCTCCTCGAGTTCAATAAGCTCGGATACGACATCTTCCGCAGGTGGTACATCGACGGCCGCCTATTCTTCCAAGTAATTATCGACGTGACTAGGCCTGAAGAGGGCATCAAAGAGTTACGTTACATCGACTCTCGCAAGATCCGCAAGATCAAGCAGGTCCAGAAGGTCAAAGACCAAGGATCTACTGCTCAGATCATCAAGCAAGAAGTCGAGTTCTACATGTTCAACGAACGTGGCTTCATGAACACCGGCAACTTTGGTGCTTCTGGCGTCACCGGCTTCAAGATCGCTAAGGACTCCATCGTGATGGTCCCATCAGGAATGATGGACAAGAACAATACGATGATGCTGTCCTACCTCCACAAGGCCATTAAAACTCTCAATCAGCTTAAGGCGCTCGAAGACGCCACGGTCATCTACCGCATCTCTCGTGCTCCTGAGCGTCGCGTGTTCTATATCGACGTCGGTAACCTGCCTAAGATGAAGGCCGAGCAGTACCTCAAAGACGTCATGACTCGCTTCAAGAACAAGCTCGTCTACGACGCCTCTACTGGCGAGATCAGAGACGACCGCAAGTTCATGACTATGCTAGAAGACTTTTGGCTGCCGCGCCGTGAAGGCGGCAAGGGTACCGAGATCACCACTCTTCCTGCCGGTCAGAATCTCGGCGAGATCGAAGATGTACGCTACTTCCAGAAGAAACTGTTCAAGGCTCTCAACGTACCATTCGCTCGCATGGAGAGCGAGGGTGGCTTCAATCTTGGTAGATCTGCTGAGATCTCTCGAGACGAAGTCAAGTTCTCTAAGTTCATCGATCGCCTGCGTCTCAAGTTCTCGGCTCTGTTCCTCAGGACTCTCGAGAAGCAACTACTGCTCAAAGGAGTCGTTACTCCTGAAGACTGGACTCTGATCGCTCAGAAACTCAGATTCGACTTCAACAAGGATAACTACTACTCTGAACTGAAAGATGCCGAGATCATCAACAGCAGAGTGGCTACCTTGCAGGGTGTTCAACCTTATATCGGTCTCTTCTACTCTCATCACTGGGTTCAGACGAACGTCCTACATATGACTGATGACGAGATCGAAGACGAGCGCAAGAAGATCCTCGAAGAACAGAACGACCCGATTTTCAATCCACCGATGCCTGAACAACCACCGCTTGGACCAGACGGTCAGCCTCTTCCGTTAGGCCCAGACGGTCAACCGATTCAGCAGCAAGGTCCGCCGGCGATGTTCCCGCCTCAACCTCAGCAGCCACAGCAACAGAACCAGCTACCCGCTCCTGGCGTTCCATTCAAGCAGCCAAAGACAGGTTAAGCACTATATAAATAGGAGAAGTAATTATGGAAGATGATGAAATGACCGATTCTAATGACTTCATGACCGATCTGCTCGCGAACTCACTAGAGGGCAACGCTCTCGGCGTCAAGGACGCAGTCAACGCGATGATGAACGCCCGAGCCTTAGACGCTCTACAGAGCATGAAGGTCGACGTGGCCAAGTCCATCTACGGCACCTACGCCTCTGACGAAGAAGGCGGAGAAGGAACCGAAGCCGAGATCGAAGACATGGAAATTCCGCAGGACGATGACGAGTTCATCGACTCGAATGCAGACGACTTATTCGCTGAGCTAGATCAGCTCGCAGATTCTGAAGAAGAAGATTTCGAACAGGACGAGGACGACACAAATGACTAGTAGATCTTTCATGGACGCTATCAAGAGCGTCGGCCGTAAGAGCGCTGATCTGACCGAGGGTGCTAAGGACAAGACGTCTGATGGCATGACCAAGGACGCTAAGCACTTCGCTCAGGACCTTCACAAGGTTCAAGACTCAGGCATGAAGCACTTGGTCCAGAAAGACTCTGAGACAAAAGATTACGAGAAGATGTTCAAGGGCGACGTCGATAAGTTCCCTACTCGCCCCGCTGACATGGAACCTTCTCAGTCCTTAGACAAGTACGTAGAGTATAACGAGGCAGTCCATATGGAAGCCAAGAAGCTCTCGAAGAAAGACGATCAGAAGACAGGCGACAATCCTGACAACGAGGATGCGACTGGCCCGCTAACTAATGAAGCTAAGAAGTGCGGCAAAGACTGCAAGTGCGATGACTGTAAGAAGATCGTCTCTGAGATCGTCGTCGATCCAAGGAATACTAATACTCCAGCTGGCAAAGCGCTGGCGAAATCTCTGTCGGGTCCAAACGCTTCTACTCTTCCAACTCAGGCAGGTCAAGGTCCTGCTTCTCCGATGCGTCAACAAGGTACCTCGGGCGCAGGAGCTAAGCCGCCCGTGAGAGCCCCACAAGCAGCGCCAGCTCCTGCTAGAAGCATAACTCCCGGTCGAGGTGGTAGCGCTGGCGGCAGATATGGAATGCAACGTCCGGAGATCAGCAAGCCAAGTGGATCGACTAAGCAGCCATATGGTATGAATATTCCTAAAAAGAGTCCTACACTTCAGGCTCAGACGGATGGTAAAACTGGCGGCAAACATGGCATCGCTCCTGATAAGAAGCCACTAGCAAAACCTGCTGATCAACCCTATAATATGAATATTCCGAAGAAGAGTCCTACACTTCAGGCTCAGACGGACGGTAATATCACCGATAAGAAACCAGCAGGTCAACAACCTGGACCGATTAATACTTCCAAAGGTCCATCAGGTCGTGGAGAAGTAGTCCCGAATAATACTTCCAAAGGTCCATCAGGTCGTGGAGAAGTAGTCCCGAATAACACCGCTAAAGCCGTTCCTCCTAAGCCAACTCTTAAGCCGACTGACGGTAGCTCTAAGCCATCTGCACCTCAGAAGTTCACTTCTAAGCATGGTCTAAACGCTCCTGAGCTACCGAGTGGTGCGAAGCCAAAAAAACCAGGCGCTGCTCAGCAGATCAAGCCGGATCGTCAAGCTGGTACTCCTAGGGGCGGAGGAACTAAGAACAATGATGTCGGCCCGAGAGCCAAGCCACAGGGTGGAGTCGTCACTGGCAAAGTCACCGGTACTACAGCGACTAGTAAGCCAAGAGTAGCTGGAGTCAATAACCTCAGGCAGTCATACGAGATCGA